ATTCAAAATTTCGGGCATCCAGAATTGCCTCGGTGTATTGGAGGAATGACTTTCCTTGAGAACTGGCAACATCACCGAGCTTGCGCATCTGCTCAATGGATGGCTTAAAGCCAACACCTGCCAGCTTAACAAATGAGTCGGTCACTTCCTGAACGCTGAATGGAGTTGTGGCGGCAAATTGCTTGATGCTAGCTAATGCTCCTTGAGCTGCGCTGTTGCTGCCTAGTGTGTTTTTAAGTACAGACTCAAACTTCTGAAATTGGGCAGTCACAGCAATGACTTCCTTGGCAAAGCCGACAATCTTGTCAGCTGCAAACACCCCGGCAATGACTGGCCCGACCTTGCTAATGGCCTGACCTAGGCCACCCATTGAATCACCAGCATCCTTGCCTGCTTTCTTGGCTTTATCCCCGACATCATCAAACTGCTTCTTGAGCTTACCTAATTCGGCCAGTAGTTGTCTTTCCTCAGCAGTTATCTTATCGAACTCGCTTGTGGCCTGCTGGAGCTTGCTCAGGTCAATGTCATACCTGATCTTGATGTCATTAGTTGATAAAGTTGCCATGCCCCAAATATAGCCAATAAAAAAGCCACCGAATATCAGTGGCCTTTTGCTTCTGAAATAACAAATCTATCCTTTACCCCTTTTGTTCTTCTGAGCTGCAATATAGCTGCTTACGATTAAATAATACTCGTAGATTGGCCTTTCGACCAGGAATTTAAGTTTGACAACATCTCCATTTGCGACTCTAAACTGCTCATCAAATCTGAGTCTGTGCTGTCTGACAATTGAAGTCCAATAATGTGTTTCAGGTTGTTTAGGCTTTGCAGCGTTTCGGCCTGCAAATAGTTCGGGAAATTCGTGCTGTACTCTGTCAAAGAGGGCAGATAGGCGTACTCTGGCAGATTCAAAAAAAAACCCTCAACATCGTTATGCTTCATCCAATGCTCCAGCTTCTGCTTGTTGTATGGATACTGGTAATCAAGTGGATTCTCTTGTTCATCAAAGTAAACAACTGTTGCCAGCTTCAGCTGCCTGAGCAGGCTCACGCTCATCTCCATCTGCTCCTTGAGCCTTGAGGCCATGATACCGACCTCATAGAGCTTCTTGTCATCCTTCTTTTTCTTGTCCATGAGCAGATTGATTAGGCCATTGTTCCAGCCCCTGAGAAAGTCAGGATTGATTTGCCATAGTTCTTCCGTGAAGATGTCTCTCGCAGCGACTGCCCTTTGGAATGGCACATTGACTTCCGCTACGAACTTGAAGTAATTGACTCCACCGGAGGTGAAGGCAAATTCAATCTGATCCCACCGGTCTTTCGGGGCTACTCCCCTGTAAAGTATTCGGCCACCTTCTGCTTGTAGAGGTGTTTCTTCTGCCACTTGTTGAACAGGAGCAGGAGCAGATGGTTTGCGCCTAAAAATATTGAGCATAGATAAAATGGATAGTCAAATATTAGCCAAGAGATGACAAGGAATTGCCATGCTCCTGAGCAAAATGGGCATTCACCGAGTGGCTTTGCCCATAAAGTCGGCAACTTCTGAATTTGGAACAGATACCACTGCCCAAGTGGATGGTCCTCCAGCAGATAATCCAAAAACAAGGAAAAAGCTGCACTGATCAGAGCAATCATTGTCAATGTCAATAGGCTTAGGCAACTTGATAAGGCAACAGCCTCTGCGCTTGCCACCACAGGAAGCAGTGAGTTCATCATACATAGTAAGGGTCAGGGATTAAATCGTTGAATATGTTTAGAATTACCTCATTGATGCCTTCATCATTTCGATAGGTTGGCGCAAAGGAGAAGCAGATGCTTGAGTAGATTAAGCCATCAACAGCAGTAAACTCATAAACCTTATTATTGGTGGGATTTATGAACATTAACTCATATTGACCGCCATAAGGATTGAAAAAGCCATCAGGAAAGCCTGCTAAGTCTATGCTAACATAACCCAAGTAATCAATCTCAAGTTGCTGACTGATGCGAGCATTCATGCCTGACTTATTGATGTTGAGGATAATGTCACTCTCCGGATAAGCAGGAGGCACAAGAATCAAGAAAGCATCCGGGCAACTGTTGAGTGGCTCACAGGCTTTGAAACAATTATTGCAACATTGTGCCATACTTTTCTAAATTGAAGTTGCTGGTGATTTCTGCAAAATTACTGAAAATAAAATAACGGAAGGCATCTAATGCGTGAGACTTATCGGGGTTCTTATTCTTCCAAGGATCAAGGCTGCCTATCCTGTCCACCTTAGCCTCCTTAATGTCAGTAATAAGATTGGCACAACTCTTTTCGCTAATCTTAATCTTGGCTTTCTGAAAGAGTAGAATGGTGATAAGCCTGCTGGCAATGTGTGAAGGATTGACTTTAGGCACTTGTAGCTGCATGTCCACAATGTTAAGGTAGTTCTTGATCATAAGGTAAGCACTAATGTTGCCCTGAGTAAATGCATTGCGAGCAGCACCTGATGCATCACCATTGATTACATAGTTCATTCCTGGATAGTCTTGCTTGATTGTTTGGCATAAGGTGCTTAGGTCTCCGACTCTATAAACCTTAAGGACATTGATGTTGGCATATTGCTCTGCATCATATCCATACTTGATGAACTGACTTACCACGCATGTGTTAGTGACATTAAAGTCAAACGAAAGGTAAAGGTCATGTGTAGGTGATGCTTTAATGTATCCACCATAGACATGATGACTGTAGTCAAAGCTTGTTACGAATAGGCTCTCCCTATCCCAAACACCCCACTGCCCCAAAGCATATACCTCATAGTAAGTCTGACTTACTGCCCTAAGTGCCTCCATCCTGATTGGGTATTGGTCATCCAAGAAGTCTAAGGCATCAAGATAAGTGCCATGAAGCCTAAGCACATCATTTGCCTCCTTTGCAGGCACATCATCAAAGAACCTCTTTTTAATCCAATGACTGTCTGACACCGGATTGAATGTCAAGAAGAATCTTTTTGGATGCTCTGACTTGCCCCGAAGTCTTAAGGTGATTTGCGTAAAGTCCTCAAGTGTAAGCTCAGTGGCCTCCTCAATCCAAATATATTTCGCTTGGCTTAATGACTTGAGTTTCTCAGGATCATCACAGCCAAGAAAGACAATCTTATTTCCGCCTGATTGAATCTCTAAGTAACCAGTCTTAGTCCGGCATAGCTTATTCAAGCCCCACTCAGTTATCTTGTTTTGAAAGTCAGCAAAGACTGAGTTCCTCAGTGTTGAGGCCACTTTGCGGATAACAAAGTAAGTTTGAAACTGGTTGGCCCTATGGTCACATATCTCAGCAAGAAGCAGCTGAATCATAGTCTGACTCTTACCTGATCCTGCCCCTCCCCATAGGATGTTATAAGTCTTTGGGTCAGTTACTGCATCAAGGTACTTAGGCTGCCAAAGGTCAGCATCTGACAAGTCAAGCTGTGTCATTGCCTTTCTTACTTATTGCAGTTGGCCTGATAACTGTGGCAATGTTGGCCTGAATGTCTATGTCTTGCTTTGCCTTGCCATAAGCCCTGTCCAAAAGCAACTCTGCTGCCCTTACATCACCTTTGGTGGCTTTGGCTCTTAGAGCCATCAGGATGGCCTCTGCTGCTGATTTGCCATCCTTCTCATCACCAAGGACATTAGCAAGCAACTCCCTTAGTTCAGGGAGTTTCTTTGGCCTTCCAGCAACATTGCCCGACTGGCCTTTCTTCCATTTATGCGGTATGACATTCTCCGGCTTCGGCATCGGTGTTTTTTCGCTGATTAGTACCTTCAGTCAGATATGGCTGACCGTTCCTTTTTATTTGCAATGTAGGGTCTAATTTAAGCATCCTGTCAATGATAACCTGGCAGTATTTTGGATCAAGTTCCATGCCGTAACATTTGCGGTTAAGTTGATGAGCTGCGACCATTGTAGTTCCTGAGCCTAAGAATGGATCGTGAACATCCCCATCATGGTTTGCTATTGCTTTAGCCATGCATTCAACTGGTTTTTGTGTGCTGTGACCAGTTTCGCTTTTTGATGGTTTCGCAATCTCCCATACAGTTGTTTGCTTTCTATCACTTGCCCAATTACCTTTTACTCCTTTTTTTACTGCATACCAACAAGGCTCATGTTTCCAATGATAATCTGCTCTACTAATTGCAAAATTACTTTTTACCCATATAATTTGACTTCGTATGTTAAAATCACAATCTTCTAAACTCTTTTGAACAATTCCACTCATAACTCCAGCATGATAAACATAGGCAACTTTTGAAGGAGATAATGCCCAAGCTTCTGTCCAATCAGCTTTATCATCATTTTTAACTTTCCCAATGGCTCTATCTCCAATGGTAGAGCCATCTTCCCTTAATGCATCGTTTCTCCAATCGGCATCATATTTAACTCCATAAGGAGGATCGGTAACCATCAAATATGGTTCTTTCCCATTTAATAATTTAACAACCGCATCCGCTTCAGTTGAACTTCCACAAAGCAAACGATGCTCACCTATCTCAAACAAATCACCGATTACAATGTCTGTCTGGACTTCATCAGGCATCTCATAATTATCCTCTTCCGCTTCTAATTGCTCTGCCTCAAATTGAGGAACATCTAAACCCCACTTATCAAGTTCTTCTGCATCCCAGTTGTTGGCAAGATCATCCCAATCCCACTCTCCAAAGCCTACATTATCCTTGATGATAAACTCTCTTTGTTTGGCCTCATCCCAATCAACTATCTCAACAGGTATCTCTTTCCACTTGGCTTCTTTCATGGCCTTAAAGCGCATGTTTCCTCCAAGGATTACCATGTCCTGATTGACCACTATTGGTCTGACATTTGCCATTTCAGGAAAGTCCTTGAGTGACTGAACGAGCTTCTTGAACTTATCATCCTTGATAAGCCTTGGGTTGCTTGGATTGGGTTTAATGTTGGTTATAGATACTACTTGCATGCAGGATTACTTTGTTTTTGGCTTCATGCTTGGCATTGAAATTTTAGATGCTTTCTTGGCCTTTTTAGCCACAGATAGAGCAATAGCAACGGCTTGCTTCTGAGGCTTGCCTGACTTCATTTCTGTCTTTATGTTCTTGCTAATGGTCTTAGCAGAATATCCCTTTTTTAATGGCATAGCTGTAATAGTTTAATGCAAAGGTAAGTGTTTTAGAATTGACTCATAGAGGTCAAGTTGATTTTGCCATCTTGATTGATAACCAGGAGTAAGATTGGTTTCAAGTTTGGCTCTAAGTGCCTTGCACTTGCGTTTCAACATAAATCGAATGTCTTGCAACTCCATAATTTTGGGTTCTTGCGTGTAAAATAAATCTTGAGAATAGGTTGCAGTGCCTTCCCACATGCATGGCACTTGGCTTATGTTGATGTTATTCATAGTTTCTAAGTCGCATTAATGGGCCATCGAATCGCAAAGGTATTATTCCTGTGCTACCTGAGCGCATCTTGACTTGGTCAATTAAGCACAGGCCAGCATTGTGCAATTCTGCGCTGCCGACTTTGGTTGTGGCTGTTGGCTCGAAGTAATACTCAGGCCTAATCATCATCCAGATGACATCCGCATCCTGCTCAACTGAACCTGACTCTCGAAGGTCAGACATCAGTGGCATCTTGTCGCTGCGTTCTTCCACTCTGCGGCTCAGCTGAGACAGTGCCACTATCGGAATTTGGAGTTCTTTGGCAAGAAGTTTTAGGCCTCTACTAATCTCGCCTATGATGTTCACTCGGTTTGTCTCCTTTGGATTGATAGACTGAATCAGGCCGATATAATCCACGAAAAGCACACGGATGTTATGCTTGTTCTTCCACATTGTGGCCTTAGTGCGGATTTTGGAAATGTTGATGTAGCCTTCATCGCTTATCTTGATAGGCCAAGCCTTCATTGCCTGGATAGCTTCGTAGAGGTTATTTCGGTCAAGGTTGTTTAGTTCTCCCTGCTTGATCTTGTATGCCCAGACATTGCTTTCTTGCGAGGCGAGCCGCTGCACTAGCTCATGCTTTGTCATCTCTAAGCTAAACATGCCACAGCCAATGCCCTGCTTGGCTAAGTTACGGATTAGCGTTACCACTAAGGCAGTCTTTCCTTGCCCTGGTCTAGCCCCGACAACAGTAAGCTCACCATTGGTCAGGCCTCCGCATAGTTTATCTAATGCAGCTATGCCTGTCCGATAACCAGCAATGTCTCCGGATTTGGCATTGAGCCACATTTTTGCAGACTCATTGAGCTGCTTTAGAAAATCATCATCGTGATTGGTGATGGCAGAGGCCAGCAGGTTGTCAAACTTATTCTGGTACTGGGTAAATATTTCAAAGATGTCACCGGAGTCGCTTTGGGTGTGCTGATGTAGCTCAATGCTGAGCGCATAGAGTTTAGATTTCAGGTAATGCTCAATCAGTAGGCGGCAGTGCGTCTCCACATGACCAGGAGACTTGAGTGAAGCATAAACCTTAGCCACTCCTTTCACCCCTCCGGCCTCCTTGATTAGGCCTGATTTCTTGATGGTGGCAACAGTTGTTTCTAAATCAACATGCTCTCCAGCATCCTGAAGAGCAAGCATGGCCTTGGCAATGACCTTGTGGGCCTCAAGCTGGAAGCAGTCAAGGTTGGGCAGCGTTGAGAAAGCCATCAGCCTATCTTCGGCTGATAGCATCATAGCGGAAAGGACTTGCCTCTCCAGTTCTTCGTTTTCAAAAATCATAACTATTGGTTTGATGTAAATGTAACAGATTCGTGAAATTGGCGAGACTTTGGTTTTGGCCCTTGCTCGGCGGTGGGCGGCGGAACATAATCGTGTTTTTCGGAATTACGGTTTTTAAGAATCCAATTGTTTTTAATAGTTCGTTTCCAATCAACCACTTTTTTTCCATCCCGATTTGTCCAGTTTGCATCAGCATAATAGAAGTAGCATCTCTCAAGGCAGTCAAGTGATGCCCCTTGCTCAATAAAGTAGGCTTCAACTTGCTCAAAGGTTGGAGCACTAAACTGTCTCCTCTCTTTTTTCTCGGCTACTTGTGTTTCATGGTTTAGTGGTTTAGTGGTTTCTTGGTTTACTTGTTTATCTATGGGTACATTGCTGTTACCATTGTCATCACTTTCTTGTATCAGTGCTATATCCAATGGCGTAGGTACTGGCGTAGTACCTGCCGTTACTAAATCGCCACAGCGCAAGGTTATTACTCTGCCATAGTTTTGATTGATTGATGGCCTGAGTGTCTTGATAAAACCCCAGTTTTCAAGGTCTGCAAGTGCAGCCAGATAGGTATTTTTATTACCTATTGAAAGCCCTTCCATAGTAAACTGTGTATTGATGGTAAACTCATCTTTCCATCCAAGCCTATTATTAAGCTCAACAAGCCAACAATAAATGGCAGTGTGCTGAGCCTTGGCTTCAGTCTTTTCAAATGAGAAATTAAACCATCTCCTAGTTAGCTGATAACCGTTCATAGATTATCAACTTTTAATGTTTTGTTTAAAAATTCCATTAACCAGGCAGCTTCAATTTTAACCAACTCCATTGATTGCTTGACATGCCATTGGTTGTTTTTAAACTCCATAATTCTAACTTGATATATGTCATCATCATGGAAATATTCCATTTCAAATCCATACTCATTTGCAAGATTTTTTACTTTAAAAACTGTTGTAATATTCATAAAACAAAAACCCCATCCGGCTTTCCTTGGTGAGACCAGCCAGAAGTGAGGCTGCCAAGTAATAACCGAATGGGGCTTTAATATTTTTCATTTGCTTCTAATTAACCCGGGTCTCAATCGGGGGCTTTCGCCTGTGCAATAATAACTACTATTCTTCAAACTTGTTCAGATGCTCAAAAAACTTTTTTAACTGCTCCTCTGGCATGTCAAATATTTGCCAAACTAGCTGAGTAATTGACTCATTAATACTCTCCTCAGCCTGAGCTAGGTCAGCACCTATTTCCTTGTGTAGGAACTTCTCAAACTGAGCAGCATCAGTCATGAGCCTGTTGAAGTACAGCTTTACATCATGGCGCAACTTCATGTCGGAATACTTAATGACAGTGCCTGTCTCAAGCATGCCCTTGACAAAGCAAGTGAATTTAGCGAAGTCTCTCATGACCTAATGCACCACGCAAAAAGTACAGTCATAGCTATGGCATAGGAGGCCATGACAATGGAGAAGGCCATCCATGCCTTATGATGCCTCTGGCACTCTGACAGCTCATGGTCTAGCTGGTCATGCTCAGTATGCCAATATGAGACAGCCTCAGTCAGCAGCTCAATCTCCTTTCTCAGCTTGGCAACTGATTCCTTGTGATAGTCTCTGCTGCGCCTGTGATTGTCAGCATGCCTCCGGCATTGTGCCAGGTCAGCCTGAAGTTTAATGAAGTCTTCCATGTCTTAAAATTATTGGTTAGATTTTTTTGCAAATAAAGTGCAAATATTAAGACAGAAAAACTATCACAAAAAAAATCAGATAAAAACCATGATTGTGTTCTTGAACCACCAGAGGCTGGCAGCTTTACGCAACTCTTTGGTAAGTAGATCATCAAGGAAGTAGCCTCTGCTCTGCATCTGTTGCATTATGTAGTCATTAGTCTGGCAGTTTACATGCCCATCACCTCCCTGCCCAGGTATGGCCCATGATAGAATGATAAATCCTTTCTCATCATCGTTGCAATGGTTGGTTATGTTGTTGAGGAATGTCTGCTCAAATTCTGCCGGGATATGCTCGCCTACTTCCAGACTCATCACGCACTTAAACTTTTTGTTAAGGTCAAAGTGCTTGCTGAAGTCTAGCACCCTGCCAATCCCTTGAGTGAGCTGCTCGGTGTATGGGTTGCCATCATAAGCCTCCACAATTAATCCATGCCGCTTGAAGAATCTGGCATACTCGCCTGTACCACATCCGAAGTCTACCAAAGTGTCGCACTTGCGAGCTTTGAGTATCTTTAGAATTGCACCTGCTAAACGACTGTCATGGGCATGGCCCTCACGATTGGGATTTTCCCAATATCCATTTTCATTTATTTTCATAAGTCACTTTATTGAGTTCATAGTACCAATCTATTGCCGCAATCACTTCCTCCAATGACCAGGAGACCACAACCATCCAGTTGCGAGCCACTAACTTGTCAAACTGGAGAAGCTGCTGCTCTGATGGCTTATTATAGCCTACCTTCAGCTCAATGGCTAGGCCAGCATAGCCTCTGCGATTGTCAAGGATTAGGCAATCAGGTATGCCAGCCTTTACACCCATTGCCTTGAGCTTTGCAGCTTCTATGCCGTTCCTGCTGCCTCCATTAGGGCAATGAAACCAGAATGAGCCTATAAGGTCAAGGTAACGAGCAACTGCCTTCTGTAAGTTGTCCTCGCTGCCCTTGTACTTTGGGAAGTTGTCTAGGCCTTTTAGCTTGATTTTTGGCTCAACCATTTCGAAAATTATTCTCGCCAATATTTTTGCATTTACTTTGCAAACCTAAACCAAAAGAATGGACTTGTTAAAAATATCAGACTTCTGCCGGAAGTATAAATTGCCTCCGCATAGATTCACTCGCTATAAGCGGCTCTTTCACACTGCCAAGGTTGATGGCTATGTTAAGCCTTGGGTGAAGCTGGATGAATGGAACATGGCTATGGTTGCCGACATCCTTCAGCACACCGGCACACGCAGGAGGAAGCAGAGGCTAAGCCTAGATGCGTTCTGCATAAAGTATGGCCTAACCTCTGAAAACTTCCAGAAAGTGTGTCATAGAATGGTTCTTGAAGATCATGATGGGCAGATGATGGTGGTGGATTCGAAACACAATTATGCCCTCCTGAAGTATGGGAGGCTGATTCGCACAAAAATCTAAAAAAAATTAAAAATATTTTTGCAGATAATTTGCATATTAAAAAACTAGCCTTACCTTTGTCTCAACATTTACCAATAACAATTAAAAATCATGTTTAGCTCATTCGTTCCAATGTCAGCATCCTACAACGAAGCAACTGACACCCTTATCGTTCACTTCATCGGAACTGACAATCATCGTTATCCTAATCGTTGTGAAGCTCAGAAAGCATTAGGCTTTCCATGTGAGTACTCTGCATCTGACTACAAGCGTTTTCGCAAGTCAGGCACAACCATCATCCGTACTGATTTAGGCGGTCAAATTATTAATGCTAAGTAATTATCTATAACCAATAAACAATTACAGACATGACAACAGCAGCACAGCCAATTCCATTCAAAAATTTTAGAGATGCACTTCTAGAAATGGTAGAAGTAGGAGATTCAATCAATGTTTGGGGATATAGTCTCAGACTCTGCATTTCACTTCGTGAGAACACAATCACAAATGAACAATTTGATGGCCTATGCAATCAATTAAATTGGCATTGCCAAGTGAATAAAATTCCAACTTCAAACGAAATCGCATCTTTATTCTAAGTTTTACAGGGGAGGGGCAACCCTCCCATTTTTACCTAACCAATATGAAAGACTACCCGCAAATGCCACTCAAGGATCAGATTATCCTTTTCGGCAAACTCTTCGCAGTGTGGATACTCTGCGCAATCGTAAACGCACTTTAATTTTTAATTTTTAAACCAATAGAAAATGGCAATTATTGCTAAATCTACCGGAGAAAGCACTCAGAGAGAGCTTATCCCTGCTGGCACTTATGTGGCCAGATGTTATTCCGTTGTTCACCTAGGCCACATCGTGCAGAAGTACATGGGCGAGGAGAAAGTAGTAGACCTAGTCAGGTTTACTTGGGAGCTTCCCACAGAGCTTAAATGCTTCAATCAGGACAAGGGCATGCAGCCTTGCGCAATTAGCAGAGAGATGACCTTCAGCCTGAATGAGAAGTCAAACCTTAGGGCCATGCTCAATGCCTGGAGAGGTAAGGCACTGACAGAAGAAGAGGCAAAGGCCTTTGACCTAGCCAAACTCATTGGCGCACCGTGCATGATTAACCTCATCCATCAGCCGAGCAAAGCCAATCCTGAGAAAGTCTATGAGCGCATTGCTGCTGTAATGCCAATGATGAAGGGCATGACCTGCCCTCCTCAGCATAATCCGAGCATGGAGTTCTCTGTCCTAGACTTTAACAGAGATAAATTCATGACTCTGCCGGCATTCCTTCAGGAGATGATTACAGGCTCAAAGGAATATCTAGCCATGATGAAAGCCCCTGCTCCTGCTCCGGTAGCACCTGTTCGCACAGGTTATGAGGACAAGGTCGGGCATGTGGTTACCAATGCCACAGAGCAGCGTGAGATTGCTGAAGAGATTGATGATTTACCATTTTAAGTCATGGAATTAGTTAAATCACAGACAGGATTTCTTCATATTATTTTTAATAGGGAAGAACAAAAGCTGCTATTTAATTTTATTGCTGGTAGCTCACAAGGTCAAATTGAATTTGATGAGGCTAATGTAGAAAAAAATGAATTATTGGTTGATCCGTTAAAAGGATGTCAGGACAATACTAAAAAAGCAATTATTGAACTGATTAAAAGGTATAAAAATTCACCTTTTACAACCAATGATTTTATGGACATAAGGAAAAAGTATTATGTTCCAGCACTATCAGAAACAATTAAAAAGCTGGCAAAAAATGAATTAGCAAGCATTCAAAGTTTAACACATAGACACAAGGTTTACCAATTTTCTGAAAAATTATGCAGACACTTTGGCAACTAACACAAGAAGAACTCTCCTTCATCGCGCTGATGGAGGAGAACGGAGGCGAGGTCAATGATGAGATTATTGAGGAGCTTGCCATCCGCAGGGATAACTTCCAATCGAAGGCTGAGGCCTATGCTAAGTTCATCCTGAAGCTCGAATCTGAGGCAGAGCAAGCTGCTGCTGAGATTAAGAGAATCCAAGCACTCAAGAAGGCCAAGGAGAACACTGTGCTGCGCCTGAGAGAGTCATTACTCTCTGCGCTCATGGTGTTCACTGAAGAAGATGCAAAGGGCATCAGGAGATATGAGACACCACTAGCCAAGCTAAGCACTCGCAAGAGTGTGGCAGTAGAGATATTAGACGAGCAAATCATTCCGGCTGACTATTGGGTGATTAAACGAGAGGTAAGCAAGTCCACAATTGGGCAGGCCATCAAGGATGGCGCAGAAGTACCAGGGGCGCAGCTGAGAGACAATATCAGTCTGTCAATCCGGTAGTTGTCTTATTGGTTAATGTAAACATGGTGTAAAGTAAAAAGGGAGGCTTTTGGCCTCCCTCTTTTTTTTAGTCCATTGCTCAATTAAGGAGCAGTCACGAAGTCAGCAGTGAATACACCATTTACACCATCATTCACATCACCAGCTGGGAACATAGAAGTTCCAGGAGTATATGTGTCATAATAGTGGCTCATGAAGAAGCTGTAAGTCTCCTCGCACTCATCAGGCAAAATCCTGGCATCAATTGATACACGCTCAAGTCCTGGGACAGGCATGGTGAAGCGAGTCATTGTGCCGATGTTTCCAAAGTTGCCAACATACTCAAGGAACGGAGTGTAAACAATTGAACCTGGAGCGAACACGATGGCTGCATCTTCATCACCCAGAATGGTGTTGGCATTCGGGTCAAAGTAAAACTCAGCTAGGCCAGTGTTCTCACGAACGGTCGCGAAGTTGATACCATTAGCACCCTGACCAAAGTAGCGGCTATCGTTCATCCATACACGCTGCAATGCACCTGCACCACCGATAATGATTGGCGCACCATTGAAGCCAGTGTTCATGTAGTTCTGCTTCATGGCAAACAGACCGGCAGCATAGATTGAACCATCAGTACCCTCAACTGTGTAAGATGGGTTAGCAGCACCACCATACCAGTTACCGGCAGCAGCCTGAATCTGGGTAAGGAGGTCATCATTGATTGCCTGAACCAGAGCATTAGCAGAAAGCTGGATGTCCATGAACATTTCACGAACAACTGAAAGCGCACCTTGAGCAGCTCCAATTCCATTGGCTCTTTCGGCAATCATGCCAGGCTGATTTGCGCCAGTGATTTGCACCAGCTCAGAGTAGGCAGCACAATAAGTGCGAAGTTGAGCCTCAGACATGGTGAAGGAAACCTGCTTAAAGTTGTTCACAGTAAGAGTCTCCTCAATGTAATTAAGCTGAGGGCCAGCAACGCATGACTTAGTATCAACTGCGCTAGATGGTAGCTGACGCTGCTTGTACACAACACGAACCTCACGGTTATGGCCTGTGCCATTGTCATTAGCCTGACGAATGATTTGACCAGCACGGAGATTTGAAGGATCAGTCAAGGCAGCAAGAGTGCCACCCATAAGCTGCACATTGGCAGGATTGTTTATTAGGTTGTCGCTCAGTGAGGTCAAGACCGCTGGGCAGACATTAGCTGTTGATAATGACATTTTAGTAAATGAGTTTTAACGCATTTTGTTCGCTATGCTGTCAATCTGCGCAAGAGCAGACCGGACAGATTGCGGAAGTTGTGTGCCTTGGCTAACCACAGGGGCAGCCGGAAAGTTGGGTGTGCCTGCTGCATATTGACCAGAGTTAGAGCCACCTGACCCCTGTTCCTTCAACAGCTTATTCTCCTGCAAAACTAATGCAGAAAGGTCAGAATAGCTAAACTCCCTGCCATTGTGAACGAGAGGAAGTGTAGGGTCTTTGGCATTGACTAGCTTGGCCGCATTACGCTCGGCATCATAGATAATCTGCCCATCCAGTTGAGCGAGCTTACGCTCAAGTACTGCCTGATAAGCTGGCACTCTGGCTGCCTCTGGGATTTGGTCATTCCATTGGATTCCGTTGAGCTGCGTCTGCTCCCAGAGTGATTTCATTTTAGCCACATACCTCTGCTCAATCAGGCTCTTGTCGGCCTCTGCCTTATTAACCAGGTCATCATACTTGGCCTGAGCCTCTGCCATCTTCTTTAGAAACTCCTCACTCTGGTTGGTGTTCACTGAGTTTTTGGCCTTCTCTTCCAAGTCTTTGAGCTTCTTGAGGGCAAGTTTAATCTTGTCTCCGCTGTTCTTGGTTACTTTTAGCTCCTCAATGCTATTGCTGTCTAGGCCATACTCCTTAGCCATCCTTACTATCTCCTCATCATAGCCCATCATGTAGTTACTGATGAAGTGCTTTTTAAGGTCAAGGCTGGTCTTAGCAAGTTCAAAGTCAAAGAGGTTAGTATTGAACCTATTGCTCACCGCCTCCGGTACTTGAATGTCATTCAGGGCAGAGGCTGAAATCATCAGATTAAACTCTGGGTCATCAGACACTCCGGCCCTTTTAGCTTGCTGAATTAAAAACTCCTTAATGTTCATAGTGGCAATTCGTTTAGATCATTATTGATGAAGTTAGATGGATTGTCTAGGTCATTATCTGCGACATCCTCCACAAGTGCTTTCTTTTTCCTCTTTGGCTTGTCATCCTCCTCTGTCAATGTTGCCTTCATCTCAGCCTCAATTTCAGCACGAAGTTGAGCCTTTAACTCCTCCTTCATCTGGCTGAGTAGCTCAGGATTGCTCAGTGAGTTCTGGTCTGTTGGTTGCATAACCTTACCGATGTAAAGCTCACCCATTGGCCTGATTCTGGCCCATGAAAATGAACGCTTATTCACTGGCTTAGATAGCTCACGAAGCGCACCAGCAGCATTCACTGAGACCTCGTAAGGTATGTCCTGCGAGCCTGTGGCAGGATTGATTTGCCAACGAATTACTTTAACTAATGCCCGATTGCCACCCTTCCTGATGGCATCACGGATGTACTGTAAATTATCCATTTATGATTGTTTAAATAGTTACTAACCTGTGTGATGAATTTGAGTCTTCATTCCTGACCCCTTGAACTCCTGAACAGCTATATGAGGCTTAAATCCATAAGCTCTGCAATCGCTCTGCATGTCTGCTGTCATGGCATCAAGGCCATTGGTCTGCCTTTTAGTTCGCTCAAGCCAATCAAGGGCAAGCTCATTGGTGATAATGTAAGCGTGAGTGAGCCACATTCCATCCCCTTTCCAAAGGCCCGGCAGCTCAGGAATATTAACTGCCTCAATTGTCTGCTCCTTCCAGCCTGCGTAATAGTTCCATCCTAAGTGCAGGAAGTCGAACTCTGGGAGCTTATCCCAGTTCTTAATTAGGTTTCTGAGCTTGTTATACTCAAACCTCACATCATCCTCCAGAACAAGTGCAGATTGATGTCCATTTTGGACAATTTTAGTCCAAACCTCACGATGAGAAGCACAGCAGCCTATCTCGCTGATGCTCATTGATGGCCTGTTGTTGGCCTTCTTTACCGAATTATCTACCCAGTGATTGATGAAGTTGCCATCATTGGCGCAATGCCACTCAGCTTTCTCTCCGTGCTGGTCAGTGAATCTGATACTATCAAGATGCTCAGTGAGCTTGCTTCTCCTGACCGTTGCCTTTTTGAGGCTTATGAAGTAGATGTGATCAACAGGCAACCTCACAGCTGATGCGCTCGGTGACTTGGAAGTCAATGGCGAAAAAGTAGGTCTCAAAGTTTCTCTCCTGAAGTCCGAAGTATTGATTTGCGATTGCTTTACTGTTAAAGTCCGTACCCGCATAAGTTATGCCTTTAGTTCTGTTGATAATTGAGGTAATGCCAAACTCGGCATTCTCATAAGTTGAGTTAGCAATGAGCTTAAAATTGACTGTCCTGAGCAGACTTGTCGCTCTGCCTCCGGCAGGTGAGGCCTCAACTGAGGCAGACTCCCTGGTAAAGAACAGCACTAGTGGGTAAGTGTCATTCACAGCACAGTAAGTATTGCCATCTTTAGTCACATAGTTGCCTGCGCTGCCTTCCAGAATGCTCTCTACTGCCTCGCCATAATTGAGCATGGCATTACCCACGAATGTGCCTGCAAGATTATTGCAGAGGTCTTTAAGTGCGCTCTCAACTGTTACCTTAGTGACTGTCATTTACTCAGGAATTGTGTGGCGAGTCGGTTAATAATCTGAAGTGATTGCTCAAGTTCTTTGTCTGATAGCTCAAAAATAGCACCAAATCTGTCCTCAAGGTAGCCTGCAATCTTTGCCTGCTCTGCTGTTGTGAATGTTACACCATAGGCTGTGTCAGAAATAGGCACAGGCCTCCAGCTTGCCCACATGTCTCCGGTTAGGGTTAAGTCCATGTAGGCAGTCTGCCTGCCTAATGACCTTCTGAAGTCAGCATAGCCATAGAACTCATCTGTATCGCCAAATGCTTTTGCCCTTGCCTTTACTTGCTTCTGACTAGCTATCTCTCCGAACTTCCTGCTAATAGGGCTTCCTTTGCCAATTGTGCGGCCAGAATCGTAAGGAGGCAATTCTGAGCCATCAGACTTTCTGCCGCTATCCTGCACTCTATCCTGAACAGCAGGCGCAGCATAAAGAGCAGCCGCCCTCAGCACCTTGTCGGCTTTGGAGGCCTCTTTAAAGTTCTTGAGCTGCTGCTTCAGGAATTGCGATGTGGAGTCATAGACTGGCATAAACTTTTTTTAAAAATATTTTTGCAGTTATTTTTCCTTTGACTTTATTGCATCACAAATCTAACCAATATAATTATGAATTTTACCGATGTAATTGTGCGCATGGACACTACCAATCGCATGTGGGTTGACATTAAGGTGAGGGATATTCAAGTCGTTCACCGAGCCTCCCTGATGGGCGGCAGGTTCTGCATCTATGAACTCTACGGCCAGCACTACATGAACTTTGTTCATCAGGCTGAACGAGCCTTCTTCAATTTTTACGGCCTTCAGATAACCGAGGAGCAGTATCTGTTCCAGATGCAGTCATGGGGCAATGACTCGTATGAGGTTAAGCCAGGCACTGAGTTAATCCTAGCTGATAACCTTTACTTCATTTAACATGATGAACAGAGAAATGAATAGAGAGGTTAAAAACAGCTTAACACTCGGCTTCTTCTGGGTGCTGTATGTGATTCTAGTTGGTTTATTGTTGGTCAAATTAATCGCTTACCTCAATGGATAGAGACATCACCATCTGCCTGACCTCCTGCGGTAGGTTTGACCTTCTTGAGAAAACCATTAGCTCATTGGTGAGCTTTTGGGATGGGCCTCCTCCTGCTGCATTCCTCATTCATGAAGACAGTGGCACAATACCCACCGACTTAGGCATTGACCTTAATCGCTTTCTGAATCGGCATTGGCAGATTGAGGCTAAGTGGACATTGAGCAATAAGGCTGGACAAGTGCATGCAATTGATACTCTCTATTGCCAGGTGCAGACACCTTACATTTTCCATTGCGAAGATGACTGGGAGTTTTACCAGGAGGGCTTTATTACTGATTCTCGCTCGGTGCTAGAGCATGATAAAGAGATTTACACTGTATGGCTCAGGCATCCATCAGATCGCAATGGGCATCCAGTTTTAGCAGGAGTCAGACAGACAAAAACTAAAGTAAGGTTTCAGGAGATGGCTGTCAATTATCGCAGAGTGTGGCATGGAATGACTTGGAATCCTGGTCTTCGCAGGCTTAGCGATTACATGCAGGCAGGGCATTTTGAGAACTTCTGCCAATGGCGCAGCAATGACCACATTCAGGCAGAGATTCAATTCAATGAGCATTACAGAAAGCTCGGTTTTAAAGCTGCTACTTTGTGCAGAGGATTCATTAAACATTTAGGAGGCTTAAACACAACTAAAAAACTTCAATCAATATGAAAGCAACATTGATTTTTAACCTCGATGACCTTGATGATGAACTAAATCATAAGAGGTGCATAAAAAGCCTAGACATGGCTCTATTCATCTTTGACTT